TATATCACATAAATGCCATTTCCATTCATCTTCATACCCTAAAGAACTAAATTTTGGTATATTAAATTTTTCTTTAATATTATCTATAACAATTTCTAATTCTTCAGCCCTTTCTACAAAATCATCTTGATATGCTTCATTTGCTATTCCTACTAAAAAATCTACTATTTCTAATTTTTCAAGCATATTATCACAATCTTCTACTGTAACTAATTCTTTTTTTAATTTATCTATATTATTGAAAACTTTGTGATGCTCTTAACACCTCTTATTAATTGTATGCCAATATTGACAATACAAATATGCGAACTATATGCGAACAGTAAATTCGCATTAAAAAAAAAGGGCAGCTATTGCCACCCTTCCATAAAACAAAAAAATCAAATCCTAACTGTTTGTACCTTCTGTTACTGTTACTGTGTTAGATAACCCTGCAAATGGGTTTGCTGAAGTTGCACCTTCTAAAAAGTTAGCAGGTTTTAGTTCTTGTGCTGTTAGTGTAAGTGTATAACCACTTAAATCACCCATAGCTGCACCAGTAACTATTGTACCACCTGAAACATCTGCACCATGCTCTAACCCCATCATAAAAGCATTACCATTGTAATCTTCTATTACCACATGAGGTCTACCATAACTCACTAAACGAAGCTCTTTATGGTCTTGTACTGTTAGTTTTTTTAGTGTAAGATTTAGTGTTTGCTCGAAAAAAGTTGTACCATTTTCTCTTGAACTTGTTATAGTTTGTTCAAAACTACTGTTACCCTTTACTTCATAGTTAAAACAAGTAACTGCACCTAAATCATCTATTACATCTGTATCAACACCATCAAAACCTGCTGTTATTGATCCAAAATCAAAAAAGTATACACCCTTAATACCACCAACTACATCTTTACATGGTTCTTTTCTACCCCTTGTTAAATTACATGCCATAATATTATATTTTTAAAAAAAAAGGTAGATAGATATAAACCCTACCTACCCTTTTATAGTTAATTAATTAGTATTCTATGTGTACTGAACGCAATCAGAACCTACACCAAATTGAACACCTGCTTGAAATCTCATTACAAATCTAACATTTTGTGAACCATCAATATCACTCATGTCAATTACTTTTACTTCATTCAAGTCATTTAGTAAAGAAGTACCAAAGAAAAAGTTACTTTTTTGTCCTGCAACCATTTCGTTAGTTCCTAAACCTTGTGCATGTGAAATTTTAATACCATCAAAGTATGCAGGTGTTATGATTTGGTTGTTACCTCTATCTTCATAACCTGCTGCACCTAATCCTGAAGCACCAAAACCACCTAATGCTCTAATATAGCTTCTGTAAACATTTGTTGCTACCCATATAGTAGTATCTTCTTGTCCATAAACAGCACTTGG